TCCTTTCGTCAACATAAGTTGTGGTAGCAGGATTTATACTTAAGTTATTAACAGAAGTTTGTAGTGAGTTTACTTGTAACTGTATTGTATTAGCTGCGGAATCTACATACTGTTTAGGTGCAGCCTGCATATCTTGAGTAGGAATACCATTAAGAATTAAAGGACCACCAACCGTATCACCCGCTTTATTAAGTTTTAATGCTAATGAATCAATAACATATTGCAGTGTAGCGTACATCGAGAGACTACTTGCTAGTTGTGCTGGAGATAGTGCAACAGAGTCTACGTAACCTTTAGTGGCAGCTTGATTAATATTAATAGGAGAACCACTAAGAGTTAATGGTCCAGTCATTGTATCACCACTTCTTGATACATAATTAGCAAAATTTAAACCTTGAATAGTAGCTAAAAAGTTTTGAAGTTCAGCTTGTGTCAATGAAGAATTTTGAAGAATTGCGTCTCTAATTTGTCCTAACTTAAAAACAACTTCTTCTTGACCGTAGAATTGATCATAATCATTGTAGTGAGGCGTAGGTGGAAAAGCTGTAGGTAGATTTGTCAGAATATCAAAAATGACTGTTCTAGGGTTATATGCTTTGTCTGCAAGCATCGTTAGTACTTGTAGTCTATCAGCAACTTGGTCACCACCAAGCGTTTGGTAAGTTATTATTAGTATGCCATTGAGATTAAGATTATGTAGCGTTAATCCACCATAAACAGCTTTACCTGTTACACGTGTTCCTGTTACATATGGAAGAGCAAAAGAGAAATCTACATCCTCTGTTAATGGTGTCGTAATGTTATTGATTACAACAGACATTTGAAAGTTATCAACGAAGAACGGGGTAAAGTTTGGTACGATAAAGTAATAGTCTCGATAATGTGATTCTGCTACTGTATGTATTTCATTACTGATAAGATTAGTTGATGCGTTGCCTGATGTATCAAGTGGATAAGTGATAGGAGTTGGCATAGTATATATTCCTTTGTTGCGATTATTCAAAAAATGACAAACAAGCTGCCTTAGGTTATTCCTAGGCAGCTTGTTTGGTTTAGAAGTTTAAGCTTCTGTTTTTTCTTCTTCTTTTAGAACAATAGGTCCTTCAATTACAAATTTTGCAATTACTTTAACGTTGTCTTCTCCTGTGCCTTCATTTTCTTCAGTAGAAACTTTCCCTTCAAGTTCTTCTGACATTAAATCAGGTTCACTTGGCTCGTCTTCTTCAACAGGAACAGTTCCAGCTAGTTCAGACTCTTTCATAGCTTTAAGTTTAGCATGTGGTAGTACCTTACCTAAAACACCAGAAAGATATTTCAAAGAAGTATCTGTTCCTTTATCACAGAAAGAATCAAAGTTAGGTTCTTCACCCTTCTTGATAGCATTTGTAATAACAGTCATAATGTCAATCATTAGACCAGCGTAGTTTGTGCAAAGACGTAGTTCACTAGAGCTCAAGATATGATAAGACAAAAACTTAAAGTCATCTGGGAATTTCTTAATTTCATTAATGACATTAGGATAACTCTTAATTTTTAGCCATGTAGCGTAAGCAATAATAGCTTTAAAGTTAGTGACATACTTACCAAAGGTGCCATTAGCTTCAGCATACATCTTAAGACGACGACCTGTTAATCCACGGAAGTTATCATCCAGATCAGAGCTACGAACCCAATGCCACAAACTCATCACTGAACTAAATTTACCAATGTAAGGATAATGGATGGTACGAAGATAAGCTGGGTCAAATAGCATACCCAAATGAGTTTTACTCTGAATACTGATGTTCAAATGATCATCGCCTTCATCACCAAAGTTATTTGGGTGATTGTAGTATTCATTGGGTTTAATTTGCTTTTTGAGATCTTTAAAGCTAGTTTTTTTGCGAGTGTTATCAGACATGATGAACCTTTAGTTTTGTGTGAAAAAAATGAGTGAAACAAGAGAAAAGAGATATATGGATAATAGTAGTTTATTGTTATCAAGAAATTCTAAAGCTTCCTCCTTAGATTTGAAAGTAAGATCATCTAAACTAGTTCTGCTTAACACATGACTAGAGTTATTAACGGTTCTGTTTTCTACAATTAAGTTTTTGATGTTAGAGAGAAAAGACTCTGGATCACCATATATAGTCATACTGTAAAATTTAACTATATCAAGATAATCTAAACATTCATAAACTAAGTTATTTCTAAAGTCAAACTCGTTATCAATGAGCTTTAATGTTTGAGGTAAGAATAAAACAGATGGCTTAATATCTTTACCTTTAACAAAAGCAGAGAGTTCTGGGAAGTTCTCTGTCTGTTTGTATTGGTTTGTTGCTAAATCTTGAGTTTTCTGGTTGACTATACATGGTTATTTAGCTTTCTTTGGTTTGTCTTCGGACTTAATCCAATAGGGGGTGTAGGCGTCATAATAACATTCTAAAAGATCTAGTGTACTTAAAAAAGGAACTTTGTGTTCATAGTTATTAAAAGTCCAATAGTCTCTTGTTTGAAGAAGTTTATTCCAGCCGTATTGTTTATCTAGGCCAGATCAGCTGTAATCTTAATAGCACGTCGCAGTAGTGGATCACTGTCAATTAAGCTTCTAACGGTCGTTCTACTGAGTTTAACATCAGGATAAAGAATCATGTTATAACTCAGGTTACTACCTTCAATACCGTAACGGTTATTCTCTTTTAAATAGTGGAATTCTGTTAAAGTAGGAAGAACTCCTTGAGACTGAGAAATAATAATTTCCAATGTATTACCACTTGGTCCTGATTTATTACGAAGTTGTTTAATCGTAACTATATTTAAGTCTTGACCATCTTCTTCAATTGCACCACGATTTCTTGGATACTCTGGTCCTTTAGTAGCTTGGTTGTTAAGAGAGTGACTACTCACAGTCTGCCAAACATTATTAGGAAGAAAGAAGAACTTATCTGTGACTCCTTTGATCTTCTCACCAACTCTCATATATTGTAAGTTTTTAGTAGGTGTGCTGTATGGTCCTTGACCAATAGCTAAGTCTTGCCCTACATGAGCTGTGAGTAACATGTAGTGTGCAGCATTATTACACATTCCGGGAAGCTCCATCAGTAGTCTAGTTTTAGCAAGACCAAGCCTCATATGAATAGTGTTACCACCACTCTCACCTAACTGATTCTTATTTTGAATATCCTCAATATCAGAAGTCTCAAATTCAGAAATACTATCGATCTCACCAAAGGTAGGAAAAAGTGTCTTAATGACTTTACCTTCTTTATCCAAAAAAGGAGTATCAAAAGTATAGTCTTTGCGATTCTTTAGTTTTTCATTTTTAATGAATTCCTTTAGAATCTTATACCATTCATTTCCAATATGGTGTGTCTTATCAGTTACAGACCAGGCTCCTATTTGAAATAAGTCTTTATCTTTAAACGCTTCAAACTGGTGAGCAAAATCAAGAAGACGCTCTAACTGAATATTCATTTCAGTATCATACGTATTCATATATGGCATGATACCAGAACTTGCTACTTTACTTGCAGCTGAGAGCATCATGTAGTGTGAGATAGTACTCTTAAAAGTATTACCCTTACCAGCAATAGCTGTAAGTAATCCTAAGCCACCATTCATTATGTTTTCGCCGTATCTTCCTTTAACATATTTCCCAGTAGGAATGTCAAACAAACAACCAACGTTGTAATAAAATTTGTATGGATCAACTTCTGTAAAAGCTGGTTTATTCTTAAAAAGCATTTGCATATTTTTCCTTTAGTGGATACTGATTTCACAGTATCCAGATTGTATTTAAAAATAGATTAGCACGCACAACTGCAGCATTTAGCTACAGTAAGATTACCAGTAATGTGTACATCTCCGTCAAGAATAATATTCGGTGCTACAACTTTTACAAGTGTGTTAGCTGTAATAGTCCAAGTGTCATTAAAGCTAGTCAATATGATACTATTATTTCTCTTATCTTTAATGGTTAGTCTTCCAACTTTAGTTTCAATGATTACATCATATTCAGTAAATTCTCCATCATTATCACTTGTATGAAGTTTAACTGTTTTATTCCTTGTATCTACTTCAGTCCAATAACTAGTTGTTTTATCAAAAGCAACTAGACCCTTTGGAATATCACAATAAGCATAAAGAACAGTTTCTAACCTACGGATTTCTGGCTCTCTAAAAATAGTAGTCCAATAATATTCGTCAACATCTCCGTATTTGAATAGAATAATAGTCTCATTTTTAACAACATCAGGAGCAGTCATTCTGTTGCTATGAGCAAAAGGAATCCATTTAGCTCTTAAATAATCACTAGCCTTGATTTCGGTTTTAAAATTCTTACCATCTGGCTGTGGTAGAGTTCCTTCAAATGTTCTTTTATTATCTTTAATAAGCTTACTGTTTTGGATGTTAATAACTTCTAGAGGTGATACAACAACCCAATCAGTTCCTGGTGGTTTTGTCTCCACTACAATACCTAAAGAATACAATCTAAGTTCTGTTTTTTCACTGATCATGACTATTCTCCAATTTAACTAAATATTCAAACGCCGTATACAACTCATTTAGATCCGATATTAAAAAGTTACTAACGGTATTTGTTTTAAGGTAATCTATTACTCTACTTATATTGTTAGTAATATCAAGGTTACTGTCTTTAAAATAACTATGTATATTAACAGCAATAAGATCAGCTTTAAAGTTTTTATTGGTTAGATTGTTAAGAAGAGATGTAATACTATCTGTATAAGTGTTAAGTACATATAGTTTATTAACTGGATTGATGAATAGCTTTTCTATATCCTTATAGTATAGAAGCATGTATAGTTTATCAATAATAAGACTATTGAGTATCTGTTTGTTCTAAAGAATGAACTGTTTTATTAATTTTGTTTTAAGGGTGGATGATCATGCATATTGTTGAATTAAACTTATGTGATTTGTTATTGGATGAGATGAAGAAATTAGAGTTTAGTCCTATTTGTATTGAATATATTAAACATAGTCAAATTTTTATAGATGCTTATAGTAAAGAGACGGTTATGCAAAGAAGTTTGTTGTCAGTTTTGCTGTATAAAACTATGATGTATAGCAATGTGACTGTTCCTAAAGAGATTAGGTTAGCATTGAATATGTCTAATGATAACATTGGGTGGCTAGATGATATTAAGTTAGTGATTTTGCCATACTTAAGAGCAAATGAAGAGGTGTTTTTTCCAATTGTTTAATATATGTATATACTTAAACTACCTACAGAGTTTAAGCTCTGTAGGTAGTTAGTTTAATTAGTATTTGATGTAGCTGTAGGAGTTTGAGTAGAGGGCGTCATCTACTGTGGTGTCAGGCAGATCAAACACATTACTTGGAGTTGGTGCGTATGAACCATCGTAGTAGGGTGAGTAGTCATTTAGACCACCAGTGATAGTTGCATTATAGGTCACAGAGGAGTAGGCGTTACTAACAACACCACCTAATAGATGAACCTTGTTAGCGGTTACTATAGCTTGTGAGTCATAGATTGTGGCAGCAAGTGACGACTGTGTAGTCCAAGCACCAAGAGTACCATCAGCGTTAATAGGAGCCGTGTAGACAGCAGAAGATGCCACAC